AACGGGACTACAGCAGCAGTACATAACACCGCTGCACCGGTAACAAGTATCAACTTACCAAATATAAACGTATGGCCTACGGGTGATGGCGGTGGTCCTTACACCTTTGTGTACTGGAGACTACGTAGGATGCAGGATGCGGGTGACGGCAATACAACCCAAGATATTCCATTCAGACTACTACCGGCACTTGTTGCTGGGCTTGCAGTTCAGTTAGCGATGAAGTTGCCTAATGGCATGGAAAGGCTTCAGATGCTTAAAGCAATGTACGATGAGCAATGGATGTTAGCTTCTGATGAGGACCGTGAAAAGGCTCCGATAAGGTTCGTGCCTCGTCAGTCGTTTAATTACTAGGCGGGTACATGCCTTCTAAGTATTCATCAGGCAAAAATAGTATATCCGAGTGTGATCGGTGTGGGTTTAGGTACAAGCTAAAAGAGTTAAGACGACTAATAATTAAGACTAAGAACGTAAATATTCTAGTCTGTGGTAACTGTTGGGAACCAGATCAGCCGCAGTTGTCTCTAGGTCTGTATCCTGTATCTGATCCTCAAGCGGTGCGTAATCCAAGACCAGATTTAAGTTACTATGCAGCAGGTAGTACTGGGCTACAGATAGAAGAGCTTACTAGCCCTACCCCAGCAGAGCTTGCTGATCCTATGGCTAGTGGGGTACAGAGTATGGGTAGTCGTATAACCCAGTGGGGGTGGAACCCAGTGGGGTTAAATAATGTGCTAAACTTACCGAATGTTAACAATGATCTAATATCAGTTGGCGCGGTTGGAACAGTAACTATAACAGTAACCTAAAGGAGCATATCATGGCTAAAGGTGGAAAGACTAACGAGCAAATGAAACAACTAGGTCGCGGCCTAGCTAAAGTAGCTAACCAAAAGAAATCAGTGCGTAAAGTACCTGTATGCGCCCCTAAACGTGGTATCTAAGGAGTATAGAATGAGTGAATTTAACTTTTTCCCCGGGGATACAGCTAATCCTTGCGAGAAGTATACCCAGCCAAAGCCATATAGCGTAGACCTTAAGAACAGCAGCTACCCTAATAACGTGGCTAACACCCAGACTGAAAAGACTCGTGGTACTGGTGCAGCTACTAAAGGTAAGAACCACGCTAGGTTAAAAGTCGGTAAGTAATGAATTACGCTGAGCTCTCTTTAGCAATCAAGGGATACTGTGAAAACACGTTCCCAGAGACGATCTCGACGTTTACAACGGCAGATCAGATTGCTACGTTTGTCAGAAATGCTGAAGAACGGATATACAACTCTATTCAGTTTCCATCGCTTAGGAAGAATGTAACTGGGGTATTAACCACTAGTAATAAGTACTTATCAGCCCCCTCAGATTTTCTAGCGGTTTACTCAATGGCGGTGATAGACGCAGACGGGATATATTACTTCTTGCTTAACAAGGACGTTAACTTTATTAGAGAGGTGTTCCCTAACCCAGCTAATACGGGTCAGCCTACGCATTACGCTCTGTTTGGGCCTACGACAACGAATACAAACCCAGCCGTTATAACAAATGAGTTGAGCTTTCTTCTTGGACCAACTCCTGATTCGGCGTATGACGTAGAGATGCACTACTACTACTATCCAGAGTCTATAGTCACAGCAGGCACTACTTGGCTTGGAGATAACTTTGATCCAGTACTGTTGTATGGGTCATTGCTCGAAGCTGTTGCTTATATGAAAGAAGAACCAGAAGTATTGTCTACGTACCAGAAAAGATACGACGAAGCATTAGCAATGGCTAAACGTCTGGGTGACGGCATGGAAAGACAAGATGCCTACCGATCTGGACAAGTGCGAATAGCCGTAACATAACAGAGGTCCTAAGTGGCACTAACCCAAACATTATGTACGGTGTTTAAAACTAACCTGCTAAGTGGGTTAGAGGACTTTAATACCGGTACGATTTACACATATAAAATTGCCTTGTACACTGCGGCTGCGGCATTAAACGCGGATACACTTGCTTATACAGTGGATGGGGAAATTACTGGGGCTGGGTACACGGCAGGAGGTGAGGTTCTAACTCCAACGGTTCCAGCTAGTAGCAGTGGTACAGCGTATGTAACATTTGCCGATGTGCTTTGGGACCCCGCCCAGTTTACTACAGCAGGGGCATTAATATACAACAGCACAACAGGGGCTGCAGTTGCCGTGTTAAATTTTGGTTCGGATAAGACCGCGACCTTAACATTTGAAGTACAGTTTCCAACTGCAACAGCGACAACCGCAATTATTAGGTTTTCCTAAAGGAGTTTCAAATGATTTCAAACAAAGCTAAATCTGTAGACAAAGTAGGCGCGTGTGCTTTGCTAGGCGGGGCAACAACTTCCACTGCCGGTGGCGCTGGTGTATTCACGATACAATGTTTTGGTCAAGATGGCAACCTGAAGTGGGAAGAAAAGAACCCAAATCTGGTTGTTAATGTAGGGCTTAAAGACATGAACGCGAAGTACTTCTCTGGATCTGCCTACACCGCAGCTTGGTATCTAGGTCTGATTACTGGTCCCGGCTCAGGCACAACCATTGCTGCAGCAGATACCTTGGCTTCACACGCTGGATGGACTGAGTACTCAACCTACACAGGTAATCGTCAGGCTGTAACTTTTGGCACGGCAACTACTGCGGACCCTTCAGTGATTGATAACTCAGGCGCGCCCAATGCGTTTATTATTACTGCCCCCGGTGGTACTGTTGCTGGCGCGTTTCTTTGTACTGTAGCTACTGGTACGGTGGGTACTTTGTTCTCGGCTTCTGACTTCCAGTCCCCCGGTGATCGCGCTGTAGTTGCTGGCGATACCTTGAATGTTACTTACACATTTAGCCTTGATGCTGCATAAGGAGATATAAAAATGGCAACTAAATTTACTAAGGGTCAGGTTGTTAAAGTTCAAGCAACCGATCCTCAAGGTCCGGTACAAGCTCTCCGTATGACGGAAGATGGAGATTTCTTCTACCATATCGAGTGGACTGATGCTGACGGAGTTTCACAAAACCGCTGGTTCCCAGAAGCTGCTTTGACCGAAGCGTAATGTGTTTGGAATATCATCATTTGCGGCTGCACCATTTGCGTCACTAGCAGGAGCTTTTCTTAACGCTGAAGTTAGCGAGTCAGCTTCTGCTTCTGATGCTATTGCAGCGGCACTAAACTTTTCATCCGCTATAACTGAGTCTGTAACAGCTTCGGATCAAGTCTCTTCAAGTCAGTACCATACCTCTGCCATACAAGAATCAGCTTCTGCATCAGACTCAGTCTCTACTGCTCCAATCTTTGTTGGTGTGATACAGGAAAGCGCCACTGCTTCAGACTCTATTGCGGCAAACCCTGCCACTTCTACAACAATAAGTGAGTCAGTTACTGCGGCAGATGCTGTGCTTGCGGCTGCTGATCTAAACTCAGATATAGATGAGGCTACTTCAGCTTCAGACCAAACATCCTCATCGGTTACATTCCCACGGTCAATACAAGAATCTGCTACTGCAGAAGATCAAGTATCCTCGATAGTAGAACTAAACGGCGCTATATTAGAGTCAGTAACTGCCGCTGATACAGTGGATGCTATAGCTGAAATGAACTCGGATGTTACAGAGACTGTCTCTGCTTCTGATGTTGTAGGGGGTCTAGCTGCATTTGGAGTTGATATAGCAGAGCAGGTAACAGCGTCTGAACAAGTATCCGCAATAGAGGTGTTTGCAACCAATATAAATGAATCCGCTACAGGTGCTGACCAAGTCTCTTCGAGTCAGTACCACACCTCTGTTGTACAAGAGTCAGCAACTGCGTCTGATATTGCAGCGGCATTAGCCTACCTTAATGGGTTTATTAATGATGGAGCTTCTGCCTCAGATTCCGTTGAAAGTATGGCGGAGTTTCATTCAAGCGTACAGGAACTGATTAACGCCGCTGCGACCCCTTCTTCTGCCGCTAACTTTATAGCTTCAATTAATGAATTTGCTCAAGGCTTAGATTCTCCTACCAGAAGGCTTCTTTGGGAGCTAATCAATGACTTTGAGGCTACCAACTGGAATACAATAAATACTGCTGATTCATCTCAGTGGGCTAATTTAAACACTGCTGCGACAACGACTTGGGACACAATAAATACTTCAGAAAGTACAACTTGGAGTACAATAAATACCTCGGACTCAGGTGGTTGGCAAGTAATAAAAACTCAACCATAATAGGGACATATGGCACTCATCTTAGCTGACAGAGTAAAAGAGACTTCCACCACTACAGGTAACGGCGTATTCACGCTTGCTGGGGCGACAACTGGCTTTCAATCCTTTGCTATAGTTGGCAATGGAAATACCACTTTCTACTGTATTGCAGGACAAGGAACTAGTGAGTGGGAAGTAGGTATAGGCACATATGCGTCTGCTGGCACTACTCTAACTCGTACTACGGTTTTATCTAACAGTTCTGCTACACAACCTTCAGCTCTTTCTTTTGCTGCCGGGACCAAAGATGTATTCGTTACCTACCCTTCAGAGAAGTCAGTCAATCTAGATGCTTCAGGTAATGCAACTGCATTAGGCACTCCAGTAGCCTTTACAGGCACAAACATTACAGGCACAGCTACAGCCTTTACTGCTAGTAACGTAACCACAAACGCCAACCTGACGGGGGTTATAACCTCATCCGGCAACGCCACGAGCATCGCTTCGCAGACAGGAACGGGAACTACGTTTGTAGTAGATACGTCGCCTATATTGGTAACGCCCAACCTCGGCACTCCGACTGCGGGTGTTTTAACTAGCTGCACTTTCCCTACGCTTAATCAGGACACTACAGGAACGGCAGCTAAAACTAATGCTCTCAATTCAGCCACTACAATAGTCAATGTGTCATCTGCAACCGCCCCTACTGTAGGTCAATATTTAATAGCAACTAGCAGCACAGCGGCGACTTGGCAGACCCCCGCAGCTGGTGGTGTAACAACAGTTGGGTTTGGAACTACTGGGCTGACTCCGTCAGGAGCTACATCAGGTGCTGTGACTGTCGCGGGAACACTTGCTGTAGCTAATGGCGGAACAGGCGTGACTT